TCTCTAATTAAAGACTGTGCTACGTCTTGTTCGTATTCATTACTTGCTCTAGTTAATGTTTGTACTATTTTTGCCATTATGTATATAAATTTTTAGCTCGTTCTAATAACATAGCACGTAATTCATCAGTGCTTGCTAAACCTGCAGCAGCTGGATCTAATGTACTATCCGCCCCTAAAAATCTTAAAATTAATTCATCGTCTGTTGTGGTATCATCAGTAGTGTCATCAGTAACTACGTCCATAATACCTTGTCCACCATTACCATCACCATCTCTTAATTTTAATTCACCTTCAGTAAGTGGTCTTCCGTAAGCGTTAACAGTACCTAGTTGTCTAGCTTTCATATAATCTTTATATGCATCTTCACCATAACCATAACCATATTTACCTGCTACGTTGTCTGCAAAAAATTGTGTGTTTTTTTTATATCCTAAATTACCTAAAAAATTTCCTGCTGTGTTTATTAAAGTGCTACCAGGAATAAAAGGAGGAATATTAAATGGTTTATAAGTTGAACCTGCTAAATTAAGAGCTTTAATTCTGTTATCATCCATTGTTGAACCGGGTCCAACTTTAGTAAAATCTGGTTGATTATATAGTGGAGTTCCTACGGGTGGTGCTGTAACTCCTAAGTTATATTGTTCTTTAACATCCATGGGTGTTACGGTCTGTACTGGTCCTGTATTAAAAGGATTGTTGTCTTCCGAACTTCCTCCTCCAGTTCCACCTTGTCCATCTACTCCCGTACCAGCGCCTCCGGCTTTTCCACCTTTACCATCTCCACCACCTTGATAACCACCTTGAGAACTATAACTACCACCACCCCCGAATGCAATTCTTCCAACTCTTTTACCCATTGCATACATCTGTCTAGCTTGTTGTAATCTTGTAATTGACATTATCGTCTTCCTCCAGCGTGTATATCTAACCTAAAAGTCCCTAGCTTCCAACTAGTATCTACTGCTGTGTTAGATATTGTAAGAGCTATAGCTCTTCCTCTAGCTCGTGTGTCTACTTTGTCTGTTGTAGATGTTACTGTAAAAGGACCTAAAGATGAACTAGCTGCTGTATCGTTTGGATAATTTCTTAAATCTAATTGCACAATTGCATTTCCTTCTTGAGCTATAAAGTCTGGTATAATTCTACTAACTCTCATAATGTTTTCACCATCACCTCTAAGGTCAGCCATATTTGTAGCTGCTCCTCTTACAACTTTTTGTGTAATATCATAATCACCTGATGTAATATTAGCAGGAATAGCTGTAGCAGTTGTTGCTGCTAATTGTTGGTTAACTCCTGTTTCATGTTCAAAATAAATTGTTGTGCCATCTGTATTACCAGTAACATCAAAAGATGTATCTACACCCGCATTGTATTGAGTTCCGTGAGGTAACCCAAATACAGACGAATCTTCCCAAGTTGTTCTAGGATATAAAGAATTAGCATTTGTAAACCATATAGGTCGTTTAGCAGTTGAATCTAGATAACTATATGTAACTGCTCTATTAACTACATTAGATGTAGCTGTTGGGTAAAACCAAGTAACTTCACCAAATAAATTATTAATACCACAATAAATTAATTGATTAGATGTAGTGTTAAGATCATCATAAACATAATCTTCAACTAAACAATCCATAGATTCTAGTTTACCAGTGTATCTAAAAAAACCATTATCAGACATCCAGTATGCAGCACCATCAACTTCAACCGCTGCATTCATACCAATCAATCCACAGTTAGTACCAACTTGTTCAAAAGCAAATGTAAATGGAGTTCCAACAAATCTCATAGTAAATAAAGATGTATCTGACCAAACATAAATTGCATTTCTACCAAGTTTAGCACCCATAATCCGTGATCCATCGGCCAGTCTTTGTGTACCAGCGGTATTTTCAGCTGTAGGTGTGTAGTCATTAATATTTTCTTGAGAAGAGAAACGTATAAACATATCATCTTGTGTAGTTTTATCTCCAATAGTTGTCTCTGTTCCAAAAAATACTAAGTGACGATCAGGTGTTGATACTAACATGTCACGAGAAGCCGTAGGTGCACCGGATATAACAGTAGCCCTATTATTTGTTGCATTAGTTGCATCACCATCCCATTCAAAACATTCATTATTGTGTATTAAAGCAATAAGTGTACTTCCTAAATTGTCCAAGGACCATAAACCAGGGTCAGTTATTTGGTCAGTATTAGTTGCAGCTGATCCCCATCCACTAAAACCAGATGTATTAGTAACAGTTGCTCCATTAGAATGAGTAGCAGCTGTAGTTCCTCTGGCTGCTCTTCCTATACCTGTTAATTTATTTCCCGTAATACCTGTGTAAGAAATTTCTTCAGTTCCTATTAATACATGGTTCGTACCTGTAGTTGGAAAACCAGTTATACTATTTAATGTAATTTCTGTAGCAGAACCATTATTACCTCCGGTCGTACCCGTAATAGCTCCGTTTAAAGTTGTTGCAGCAGCTCCAATTAAAGTACCTCCATACAAAGAAATACCAAAACCAAAAGCTCCAATCTGTTCTGCTGGCCCTACGTGATAATATCTAAAATAAGTTATACCTCCAGAAGTAGTTGCACCACTACCTGTTTCATTACTAGGCATTGTAATTGTAAAGTTGTTAACATCTATAATAGATGTAACCATAAATTTTTTATCACAAAAATCAGAAGCACCAAAGTTAGAATTTGTAATAGCACTAAAAGTAGTTGTGTCTCCAAATAAAATTATATCCCCTACTTGAAACCCATTTGTATTTGCTGTTATAGTAACTTTATCGTCACCGTTAGTAGTGCTAAAAGCACTTGAAATTGCCGTTCCTGATGGATTAACTAAGGGGTGTATATCGTAAAACACACCTCCAGAATAAACGTATAAAATTCTATTAGTTCCTATAGCTGCAAATCTTGTAGATGTTTTGTTTACAAAATGATGTAAACCTCTTGCTGCGCCTGTTAATTTACTTGAACCTAGTTGTTGCCAACCACCTATTTTTTCAGGAGTACCGTATCTAAAACGCACGTTTTCTCCGTCTATCCATTGTGACTCAGCACCTGTAGATGTAACTTGTTTATTAAACCCGGGTAAAAATCCTAATTTTTGTAGCATATAAAATCACTATATATTACACATTTTTTACTTCAATTAAAATTTTCTATAGAAAAAATGAGTAATTGCATATCTACCACAATTTTCTTTATTAGTCTCCATTTTAATAGGGGTTACTGCATGGTAATAAAAACTAGGAAATAAGATCATTCTATTATTCTTACACTCTATTGTTTTGTTTAATTTTGGAAAAATTAAATCTCCACCTTTAAATAACTTCGGTTCTTTGTACACCCATATCAATACCGTGTATTGAAAAACGTCATAATGTTCATCGTATTTATCATTATTTTCGTAGTAACTAATTATAGTAGATGAAGCATTTGTGCTAGTAAAACCTTCGGCTAAAGCTGTTCCTGTATTTTTAAAGGTATCAAATACTTTGTCATGAAAGTCTTTTTGTTGCATTTTTTTTAAAGAGCTTAATATAGGAGAACAAAAAAATCCTTTGTCTGTGTATAATTCTTCCGGATAAATTCTAGATGATTTTGATTTAGATATTCCTTCGTCTGTTAAAGCTGATAAAGAACCATCTTCACTTCTAACCATGGGTGTACAAGAAAGGTAATCTAATTCTTTTATAACTTTTTTAAAAGTATCTTCGTCATACCAATCATCAATAATTAAATATTCTTTCATTTTAATAAGGTAGCCCTAACATAGCTCTTCTATCAAATTTTAATTCATTAGAAATAATGTTTTTTTTATTCCCATAATGTAAAAAAACTTGTCCACATATTTCACCTTTAAATTCTTCTCTCCAATGTTCTAAATCACAGCCGGCATATACTAACATGTCTCCTGGAGACAAAATTATTTCTGTGCCTTTTGGAGCACCTGGTTTAATTATGTTGTTTTTCCAACTAATAACATTATCTGTCCCTGTCTCATCTATAAAAATAGGCCATGGGTCTCCTCCAAGATTTATTGAAGTAGAAAGTTCGCAAGCAGGTCTATCTTTATGTCTAACTAAAACATCTCCTTTTTTATATAATCTTGTAAAAGAATAAGTAGGCACTAAAGTTAAACCTGAATGTTTTTCTACTGTAGACATCATTTTTAATAATAAAGTTTCTGAAGCAAAATCCCCATAACAACAATAAGTACCCGGTACCTGTTTCTCATCCCAATGCCCTAATATATTCCATCGTTCGTGCATGTTATTTTCATACATGTGTTTAACAGCATCACGTTTAACTAAAAAATAATTGTAGATAAAGTTAGCTAAATCAATATCAATAGCGTTTTTTATTACTTTGTACTTAAATTTTTTCATTTTTATTTAAATTGTTTACCTGTAGCCCAGGCAACCAAAGAATTTCTTTCACCTTTAGTAACTGGTTTTACTTCATGAAGTAAAAAAGATGGAAATAATACTAAAGTGCCTTGTTCTTTTTTCATTAATGCACCTCCATCATCTTCATATAACCATAGCTCACCTCCTTCATATTCTGCAGGATCAGTTAGCTGTATAGATAAAGATAATTTTCTAATTATAAAACCTTCTGATCTATCAACATGTTTTCCATACTTATCAGATGGAGCTGAATAATTAGTAAACTGAAATCCTTCGTTAAAACCAGAGACATCAAATTTAAAAAACTTACTATTTAAATCTAAAACAACATCGGTTATTTTTCTATAAGCCCAATCTAAACCGTCTCCAGGCATTAACCAACATATCTTACTTGATCTAGTATGTTTATAACTTTCACCATGTGTTGTACCTTCAATTAAACCCTTATCATTGGCTATTTTAATAATTTTTTTACATTCTTCTTTTGTAAAAACTTTTTCTGCCCAAGCAAAAGAATTAACCTTATCTAAATAAAAATCCCAAGAAGTATTAATTGTATTTTTTTTCATAATTATTTTTTAAAACCAAACCAACCAGTTATAATATATTTATCTTCATCTAAGGCGGTATTGCCTTTATGAGTAAAAGTCCAATCTGCACTCCAAATAATAGTTAATCCTTTTTCAGGTTTTACTTTTAATTTTTGATAATACCATTCTGTTTCTCCACCTTGTTTAACATCATTTAAATAAGTCATAAAAACTAAATGTCTTTTAGCTGTTTTTATACTTGATTTTTCACAATGCCAAGAATGGTAGGCTTGAGATGGTTCGTATTTCTGTATATTAAAATCTTTTTCTATTCCCCATTCCATAACATTTTCGTCACAAAATTTATATTTATTTTTGTATAAATTTATACAATTGTTTAATTCTTTAAAATAAGAATGTAATTCTTTTGATATATTATTTGTATTTAAAGGTAAGTCTAAACTATCTTTTAATTTTTTATTAACACCCCTACCAGTTTCA